TATCCACATCTTCTGGATTTAATGAATCTGGCGGGAGCTGAGGGACGGTTCTTAACCAATGCTTACAGGTAGAAAATATTTTGAGTCTGTCTTCAGCCAGTAGCCGGATGATTTCCTGGGCTCCATTTACTCGACTTCTTGGGGCGTTGTAGGCCTCGGTCCATTTCACACCCTTATCCCTGAAAATTTGACCAATTGATCGCTCTGCTCCGATCTTAGAGAAGATCGATGGGTCGGCTAGATTCATGCGGTATTCATAGCCTAGTCTTTGATCATGAATTTCGATCTTCTTGATTTTCTCTGCTACGACCGTTGCATCTTCTCTGGTGCCGGTGTTTTCTTTCTCTCCATACCCATACAGCTCTCGCCATAGGTAATAGACTCCATCATTTGATAAGGCGAACCAGTAGATGGCATATGGCCTAGCATACCCCCAATCCATAGATCGCCAAACCTTCCATGTTGGTGGAATCCCGAACGGTTCTACAACGTGTTTAGAGGGCTGCCATACGCCTTCCAAGAAACTTCCCACGTGGATATCCCAATCACCTTCTAACCACGCTCTACGCCTGTTTGGATCGCTTAGCGACTCTAGGCTCATAAGGTAGTTTGGGTCATTCCTGAGTAGGTGCGTGTTCTCGTAGATCGTCGAATGAATTCTGACTCTTGGTAATGCACCTTCTTGCCTAATGATTTGTCCAGCGGGAATTGCCCCAATCTGAAATCGCTCCTTTACCGAGGCGTGGCCCACTCCAAATGGATTGCATGTAGCTCTCACCATTCTCGGCATTCCGGGATGAGATGACCTACAAGTGGAATGCATAGCTTCGTAAAAAGAGAGGTTGCGCCAGTTGGTGAGCTCCTCGAACCCCAGCCATGGATATTCGTGGCCATGGTAATTCCAGTAGTCGTCCTCGTTAGCACCATAACGGAAATACAGCATCTCACCGGTAGGCCACTTCCACACGTAGTCTGCTTCATTGAACTTGGCGCCTGGAAAGATCTGATAGAACCAGCGCTTGCTCTTGGCCACAACGTCTGCCAATTGGGGATAAGTAAGGCGAAAGAGCGTGCCACGCCAATGATCTCCAAAGCCTCTACCTACGTGTTGTGCATAGCTCATGAGCAAGGTATCAGTCTTACCCCCTCCTCTGGTGCCCTCAAGCAATACCTCATAGACAGGGCAAGTCAGAAATAAAGTCTGGCTTCCAGGCAATGGTGCCCAGATGGTTTTCATGGGGTTTATTTAATACGTCAGTGTTTTGGCTGAGCGGCTAACTCCCACTCCTCAACACTCATTGCACTTGGAACAACCAAGACACCACTTTGAAGGGGCGCTCCATCTTTACCGGTGTGCTCAATGGCAGAAAGACGAGGATGAACATAGGGGGCTGCGTGTCTTGCAATAGTAGCTGCCATGTTCAAGAGCTTGATTCGGGTCTCGGTGATGACGTCATGATCATGATCCACACCCCCGTAAGCATGATCATCATGCTTACTGCAATTCTCTGCCTCTTGGTAGAGCTCCATCATTGTTTTCATCATGACCTCTAAGGGTGTGATCCCTTGCGCAGCAGCCACCTCTGCAATTTCACGCGTTCTCTTAGTTAGACTTCCTTCTTTGCGTCCTGCCCCTGGCCTAGCTCCTCCCTTGGTTGATGTCTTTGGTTTTGATTTCTTTTGATTGTTTTCAATCATGATGATGCATCTGGCTTTCTAACCATCTTCAAAAGATGGGGTTGCAATGCCACTGAATCCCCAATTGGGTCCTCAAACTCGATAATGATCCTTTGAAATAGGTCATGGCGACTTTGGGCACCCCGATGCTTAACAACCGTGCCTATTCGGCCGCTTGGGGTTTTAACAATTGATCCTATTGGGAAATCCTCCATATCTGGACGATCAATAACTCCAGCAATACAAGGGTTAGCTTGCATGGGAAGCCTCCGCTCCAGCTGAAATCTCTTTTCTCTTACGTAGTTCAGCAAAGATTCTAGTTTTGAATGCGTCATAGCTCTCTGAGCCCTGAGCTCTCATTCCCAATTCCCTTCCCTTGCTGTCTATCCCCTCATTGGTTTTCCACCAAATATCTTCACCTGGGTCAGTAGCTTGATTCTTTCTTCGCGTGCCCTTGAGAATGGCCAAGACAAATCCCACGTTGATAGGTGTTGAACTTGATGCCCGCCTTCTTGTCTCTTTAGCCTGAGAGATAGCCTCAACCATTTCCTTTTCTGCAATGCCCATCTCAATCATCTCTTTGATGCGCCCATCATCAAGGGGAATAATGATGCCCTCCTTCGCAAAAAGTTGAATTATCTGAACGAGGGCCTGATCTGCCGTCCCAATACTTTTCTTTTCGGCCCCATTGTTTTGTTTGTCTGGCGTATGGAGATTGGTGTTTGGTGACTGGTGTATGGTGTTTGGTGAGCATTGCGTTGGCAATGCGTTCGCATTGCGATCGCATACCAAGTTAGATGTACTGTCTGACAGTATTTGCTCTACTGATGATGATTGCCAGCGGCCCTCTGCACTCCGCCTGGCTTTGATTTGACGGTCTTTAAAGCGAGCTATTTCATGGTCACAACGCTCCTGTCGCCAGCCATCATCTGTTAGGTTAAAAAATTCATTGAGGACCGAGACTACTGCATTTTTTTCTTCTTTAGACCTGGCATTAATCAATCTCTGAACGATCTTTACGTCTACTGGTAGCGGCTTTTCTGTAGCGTAGTACTTTCTGATCAAGCGACTATAGGTGGCGTCCTCGATAAAGGTGAGATGGGCGGTTGCTTCTGCGTAATCTCCAATGTGATGCTCATAGTAATTCATGTAATACGGTCTCCGTAGCGTTCTTTTTCTTGCGTAAATTATTTAATGCAAGAGATGAATCTAACAATCGGAAAGCGTATCGTCAAACGCGTTTTTTCTGAATTTATTTTTAATTTATTTATCTACTAATTCGCTGTAATCCGTATTTAAGAAATTTGAGATGCCTAAAAATTTCTTTCGAGGTGTTAATTGATCTACATATGTCCAACAATCTCCCAATGCCATCAGAAATTACTGACAAGGCTGTAGCCCTTTATTGGATTGACCTGTAGCACTTATATGAATAAATATTTTTTTGTAGGGAAAAAATAATTTGCACTCAGAAGATGGGTATTGACTTTTGATTGACCATCAAAATTTCATTGGCTACATTGCTCTTCAGCAGCACACATAGTTATTCATAAAAAGACCAGAAGGAGAACAATTTGATGGTAGCAATTCGGCTTTATAGTTTGTACCGTTCATACGGTTACACAAAGATGAGCTCGGCAAAGATGGCTTTGCAGGTTTACAGAAAAAATATGAAGCGCGCCCGTCAAGGAGGTCACCATGAGTAATTCAAACTCAGAAGTAACCCTAATGAGAATCCCGCAAATTCTGGAAGTTATACCGATTTCAAAATCTAAGTTTTGGCTAATGGTTCAAAAAGGTGAATTCCCAAAACCTATCAAGATTGGCCGCTCCTCTTTCTGGACAATTGAACAGGTTCAGACCTTTATCCGAGAAAGAACAAAGCAATCAGCCAATTGAAAAATGGACATGTCTTAAGGTTAGGCTCATTACATGAGCTAGTGATTTCTTATTCTCAATAACTTAGGAGAAAACAATGCAAATTGAGACAGCTAAAAAGTATGTAGTTGAGGTTTATAGCGATAAATTTGGCCTTAACAACACGCCATGGAGAAATCTGGGTGAGTTTAGTGAGCTAAATGATGCAATAGACGCTTGCAAGTCGGTTGTGGATGACTTTCTAATAAGGTCTCCATTTCAGGAGATTGGAGCCGAATTCTTGATAAATCATTTTTTAAACTATGGTGATGTTCCTTGCATCAATGGAATTGAGAATCTGAACACATTCGATACTTATGAGTATCTGCATATGAAATGCAACGAATTGACCTTAGGCCCCTTAAAATCTAAAGACATTACCTAGGCTATAAACATATCCCTGCAAAGGATATTGTTTGTTAATTGTTTGACATACAATTTGCTTGTTTGTTAAAATTTTCACATACAAGCAAATGAACTGCTGTCAATTTAGGTCCATGACCAAAGAGAGTTTTTCTATAGTAAATCATTGCAGCAAACTGGGTTGATTCTGCAATAGTTTGGGTA